GGTGTACAGCAACAGTCTAGGTGTAGTTACAAAGATGTCTAGTGTTGCTGGTGCGTCAGTTACATCTGCACAGTACTCCAACGAAGCTATTGGTGCGTACGGACGAGTGTGGTGTGTAGGTAACGCTACTGACGACAACACGATCTACTGGTCTGACTTGTTGATAGGACACGATTTTTCTGGTGGTTCTAGCGGATCTATTGATGTGTCTAAAGCGTGGCCTAACGGGTTTGACAAAGTTGTAGCTATAGCGGCACACAACGGGTTTCTCGTGGTGTTTGGTGAAAACAATACGCTGGTGTACGGTGGTGCAGAGAGTCCAGCAAATATGGCTATACAGGACACCATTCCGGGTGTTGGCTGTGTAGACAGAAAGAGTGTACAGAACATAGGAACAGACTTGTTGTTTCTTTCACCTACAGGTCTTAGGAGTTTAGGGCGATCTATACAAGAGAAGTCTTTGCCTATTACCGACTTGAGCAGAAACATCAAGCAGGAACTGATTGCTAACACGCTGGGCAAAGCAGAGCCAGTTAGTACAGTGTACAGTCCTGAAAACTACTTCTATCTTCTGTGCTTTCCTGATCTTAACCTTGTGTACTGCTTTGATGTACGAGGCACACTGGAGAACGGTGCGTACAGGGTAACACGATGGCCTAGTGTGGACTTCAAATGTTTCCACAGGGACAGAAACGGTGACATATACATAGGCACAACAGCGGGTATAGGAACGTACAACAACTACTTTGACAACGGTAGTGTTTATCGTTTCCGTTACTACAGTCCCGGATTGAGCTTTGGTGATCCGTCGCGTATTAAGATGCTGAAGAAAATTAGACCAACAATTATTGGTGGTAACAACGCAGACATTTTTCTCAAGTGGTCTTACGACTTTTCAACAGCAACCAGCACTAGCACGTTTAGAACTAGCAGTGCTACACCCGGATTCTACGGACAGTCTGAGTACAACGTAGCAGAGTTTTCTGAAGAAAGTACAATTATTAGCCGTTCTTCTATTAACACAACAGGCTACGGCTCAGTAATCAGCGTTGGTCTTGAAACAGACATCAACGGTTACGCGCTGTCCATACAGGAAATGAATGTACTAGCACTGATAGGTAAAACGCTATGATGAATTATAATAAAAAAAGAGGTACTTACTAATGGCTTGGTATGATCCTATTATAAACTTTGGAACTGGCTTATTAACCAATGCCGCTACTCAAGCCGTTAATAACGCAGGCCGTGCAGCTATGGGTGGCGCTGGATTATTGTTGGTTAAGAACGCTTACGACAGGTTAGGCGATGTGGGACAACAGGCTTACACTGCTGTTGATCCAATAGCTGAAGCTGCTCTTACGCAGTCTGCCTTTAGACCGTTTACTGTAACTACTGGTATGGGCGGTAGACTTAACGTAGACGAGAGTGGCAACGTTGACATAGGTTTAGGCGGTCAAGAAAGTGCTGTTGCTAATCAGTTGTTAAACGTAGCAGGACAGCGTTTTTCTAGTGGTCCGTACGGAAGCGAAGTACTTGGGCAGTCTGCACAAGACGCTTTAGCTGCTGGTCGTGCTGGTCTAGGCGCTACACCTTTTGGCCTCGCTGGTCAACAACAAGCAGCACAACAGGCGTTTGGTCTTGGCGGTCAGTTCATGGGTCAAGTCGGTATGCCTATGGGTGCTAGAGAACAAGATGTGTACAACCGTATTAGGGCTACACAGCTTGGTGAAGAAGAGAGACAGCGGCTTGAACTAGAAGAGCGTCTGTTTGCCCAAGGTCGTGGTGGTGTACAGACAGCGATGTACGGAGGTACTCCAGAGCAACTAGCAATGGCTAAAGCGCAAGAGGAAGCTCAAAATCAAGCGGCTCTTATGGCTATAACTCAAGCGCAACAAGAGCAACTACAAGCGGCTGACATCGGTGCTACTTACGGACAGTTAGGTTCTAACATTGCGACTCAGCGACAAGCTCTAGAAGCTGCACAGCAACTGTCAGCACTACAGGCGCTAGAGACAGGCGAAGGTTTGATGACAAGTCGTATGGGCCTACAAGAAGCACAGCAACGTATGGGTCTTGGTGCTTTGACAGGGGCGTACATACCGCAGGCACAGGCGTTGAACGCGCTACAGCAAGGTCTGGCGGCTGCTGGTTTGCAACAGCGTGGTCAGTTGTACGGCGCTGGTTTGTTTGGTGAAGCTAAGATGACAGGTCTTGAAGCACTGTTGGGTGCAGGTCTTGGTCAAGCTAACTTGATTGGACAGGCTGGTACAGGATTGTTGTCTGGGGCTATAGGTTAAACTGGAGAAAAACAATGGCTAGATTTGGACAAGGACTTATTCAAGGTTTAACCCAGCCTTCTTTTGGGCAAGGTTTGTTTGATCTTGGTGGACAGATTGCTGAACGTAGACGAGAGCGGGAACAAATGGCGCGTTTAGATGAGTCCATGACTACTATGCGTCAAGCTAATGCTGCTGCTCAACAGGGTGATGTGTCTGCTCTAACTAGACAAATAAATCAACTACAAGCTCAAGCACAGTCTGCTACAACAATGAAAGAAAAAATGTTTTACTTGAATCAAGTTTATGATTTACAAGCGCAGATACCTAATGCACAAGGCATCAAGCAGACTCGCTCTGTAGATGCTCTTTTACGTATAGACAACGAATTACAAGACACTAATGCTTTAAGAGACAGGATTAACCAAAGTTACGCTCAAAGAGGGTTAGCTCCTATTAGTCAACAAGATTTTGACAGAATGGTTAACTCGTTAAAAACACAACAAACTCGTTTGCAACAAGATTCTGACGTTAACACAGAGTACACCAACAGAAAAATTGAAGCAGCGCGCCAAGCACTTGATTTAAAAAAACTTGAGTCTGCGGAGTGGATTGGAAACAACAGAGCAAAAATTGTAGCTGCAATTAAAAGCGGCAACCAAGAAAACTTAGACGCTGTACTAGAAACTGTTCCTTCGTTGTACGCAGAACAAGTGCAAGATTTTGTTTCTTCAGAGTTGCGTTTTCAACAAGAAATGCAAGACTTCCGAGACAACAGCATCCTTAAAAATCAAGAGCCTTTAAACAAGGACTTTACTTCTCGTATTGAAAATTTACCAGAAGGTTTACAAGACGACGAGCTAAAGGCAATGAACCAACAGTACGTTGAGTACATTGAAAAGCACTGGGATGCTGAAAATAAAGAATGGGTTGGAGGAACCGGAGCTAAAACAACAGCTTCTAAAATGGAAGAGAATCTAAATCGTTTAATATCAAATAGAAACGAAAGAGCTACTCTTAACGATTGGGAAGCTGCTGAAGATAAAAAGTTAGCTGACGAAAGAGTAATTGAAGAGGCTAGAATTAGGATTGACACGTTTGTTCCTGACAGAAACGACGAAAAAGATTTAGCCGAACAACTTGCTGCAGAAGATCAAGAAGATTACGACAAGTTAGATCCCGAAGAGAAGCAAGAGTACAGACGGATGGCGAGAGATACTCTAGTTGAAGAGCATAAGCGAAGACAGCAAGCTGTAATTGCTGGTGTTGACGTAACGCAAGCTCCTGCTCAAGCTATTACAGACGAAGAAAATATTCGTTTGTCAATGTACACTTCAGAAGAACAAGAATTAATTATGGAAGAGTACGGCGAATTTCAAAAAGGCCAAATGTCTCTTACTCAAATTATGGATGAACTTGAAGAAGACGGGTTTATTGAGATTCCTGTAACGGACGAAGAGCCTTCTAACAAGCCTGTTTTGTACCGGAAAGAAAAAGGTTTTCCGTTTATGAAGCCTTTAGAAGAAAGATATAAAAGGAATGTGCAGGCTATGGCAGCGCGTCGGGCAGGAACAGCAGAATGAGCGAAGAAAGAGAACGACGCAGACGTAGACGTTCACGGCGTAGTAAGTTTGGAAAACCAAAAGCAGAGTACAGTTCTTTACGAGCAGGGGCTATTGATTTTTTAGAGTCTGCTGCTGGTATTGGCGACGAACTTGATGCTGTTGCGCGTCTTGCTTCTGGTGAATCTGATAGCTGGTCTAAAGCTATAGAAGGTTCACGACGAGAACTGCGGTACTTTGAGCGTAAAAATCCTGGAGCATCTAAGTTTATTACAGGCGCTGGTATAACGGCTGGTTTATTTATTCCGGGCATGGGCGTAGCTAAGATAGCTCAAGCAGGAACGGCTGTTCAACGTGCACAAAAAGCGGCAGCGTTGGGTGCTGTTGAAGGTGCTGTTTACGGGTTTTTGTCTGGAGAAGACGAAGGCAGAGTAACAGGGGCTTTACTTGGTGGCGGCTTAGGCGCTGGTATTGGAGGCGCTGCTGGAGCTTATCTTACAAAAGGCGTTCCAGATAAACCACGAGTAACGGTTAAAGACGGTAAAGTAGTAGAACAACCAACGTCTTTTATCGGAGGTGACGAGGGCTTTGTTGAAGTAACTAAAGCTACTGAAAAATCTAAACCCGGTTTTGAAGTAGACACGAGTACACAAAGGCGTACAACACGGCGCGTCGATCCTGATGACCAGAGAATGCTTAAAGAAACTGTTGAACCAGAAAAAGCTAGTGGCATTATTGGTAACGTATTGCTAGGCACTCGTCAGTGGCTTGTTAAAAACGTAGGAGAAAGAGCAGCAAAACTTGCCGAAGACGCAGAGACAATGATTCGTCACGAGCGTCGAGAGTTAGACAATGTTTTTGAAAACACGTTTGCTGACGCTTACAAGCTATTTGAAGACAACGCACAGTTAAAACTTCTTAGTACACGAATGAACAGAAGTATTGCTAAGAACCAAAGGGTTACTTGGGACACATTTAATTCTGCTGCTAAAACACCTGAAGAACAAGCTATTGTAAAACAAGTTGAAGAACAAATTAAAACACTTCAAGCAATGGATGTTGTTAAAGGTTCACCTGATTACTTTCCAACCAAAGGCGTTATTGGTGGCAAAGACGCAGTAGTTATGACACCTTCTGATTACGTCAATCCTATTGATGCAATTAAAGAAATGGCTGAAGATGTTATGACAGCCCGTGTGTTAGCTCGTCGGTTTGGTTTAATAGACGAGAAGACAGGACAATTAGTTCTTGAACAAGGGGGCAAAGCTCTTAAGTTACCGGACGCGCAAAAAACTCAAGGTCGTGTAAATTACGTTATTAAAATGATTGAGTTAAAAGCAAGGAAAGAAGCGCGTCAACAGTATTTAGCGAAAGGTATGTCTAAGACTGACGCAATGGAAAGAGCCAAGGCGGTGTCTAGTAATTTAGGAAACGGATTACGTTCACAAATTATTGCTTCTAAAAAAGGAGGTGATGCTGCTGGTGCTATTGCTAGACGTTTGACTTCTTCTGCTTTGCTTGCTAATCCTTTGAACGCTGCGCTAAACCTTATTGAAGGAATTACTGCCCCTATTTATCAAAACGGTATCAAAGCATGGGCGCAAACAGTTGGTCCTGCTACTTTAAGAACTATCAAAGTTGCGTTAGACGAACTAGGAACAACGCCTGTTCTTGGTAAAGTTATTCCGAAAGTTAACATGGATACAAACCGTTGGTTAGGGAACGAGAAGTTAGGACTAGATCAAAACTTTATGGGAGAACTAGCAAACACAGGTAAACGTGCTGTGTCTGATTCAGCCGACAAGTTTAATTTTATTAGACTACCGAGGTTTGCTCAAGCAGTAGACGTAACAGGACAGGCGCTGTACAAAATTAGCGGCGTGTCTACTGTTAACCGTATGGGACAAGAGATACTTACTAATAGTGCAATTAAACGTGGCATGAATCTAGCCAAGAGTGGCAAAGCAAAAGATTTAGAAGAGCTACGTAAACACGACGGGATGCGGGGGCTTACAGACAGCGAGTTTTTAGCGACTGTAAACGCTTTAAAGAAAGGGGATTTAAACAGCGAATGGTTGATTAACTTTGCTGGTGCTTCACTAAACAAATGGCAACCAGTTAGTGCTAGTTCTTTACCTAAAGCGTTTCACGATAATCCTAATGCTCGTATGTTTTACAGCATGTTGACGTACATGAATCGTCAAATGAACAGCATAAGAGAAGACATTGGATTAAATTTATTGAAGGCGCAAAGGCTTGGTTTAAATACAGCAGAAGGTTCGCAAGCAGCTAAGAACGCAATGCTTAACTCAGCAAAGTACGTTGGTTTGTTTGGTGTTGTTGCCGGTGTTTGGGATGACGCCAGAAAAACTTTGGATTTATCCAAGAATAAAGACGTAGAAGATGTGCTAACACCAGAAGGAATTACTAGCGCAACAATGAATCAACTAGCTTCTAACTTATCTAGCGGTTTTGTAAACATTAGATCAGAGCAGTACGGAGGTAAGCCAGTAAGTTTAGTTCCTGCTCCAATGGAAGCGGCAGCTACTCTTGGAAGTGGATTTATTTCTTCTGCTGAAAGATTAGCAACAGGAGAAGAAGACGCAGCTTTGCCTGCGCTTAGGGCTTTAAGAACATACGCTCCCGGCTTGGCTAATATTGACAGGATCAGTAGAATGACTACTGGCGAGCGTTTGTTTGAAGATTACATTGACTAAGGACTAACCAACGAAAGACAAAGACCACACAGATAATTACACATCGATTGTCTACCACTCTATGTGTCAGCGTACCAAAGATCGCATCAAGAAAATGCTGAAGGAAACAATACCTACGTCCCATGACCCGAAA